CATCGTTGTAATCAATCAGAATACCTTCCGGCATTATGACCACCTCCCGACGACAACTCGCCCACCACCAGGCAGATTAACTGTTACTCCATTGCCGTTGATAACAACTGTGTTATTGGTACCGTTAAATGAAAACTGACCGCTATTCGCATAAAACTGTCCATGAAATTCACAGTTCCCGTTTTTGTCGATATTCCACCCTGCTCCATAAGGACCCGGGACGAAAGAGGTAGACCGGATATAGTTGCCAATTTTTGCATTGGTGATACTGCCATCCTGAATTAGTGCATCACGGATAAATACTTGTCCGTTATAGACAAAAAATGCAGCAGTGTAATTTCCCGGATCACTTCCGGAATAAATACCAAACTGATCAGCAGCAAATACAACTGTGGATTTATAACCGCTGCCATCCGGCTCAATGGACATGCCGAACCCGGTATTATATTTCACACCGTTCCTGACAATACCCATATTCAGGGTGTAAGAGGCTTTGGCTGTTCCGTCACTTTTTACTTCAGCTGTCATCTTCTGGTTTACAGCAGCCATCAACTGTCCATCAGGACCGATTTGCGCCTGTACATAATCAGCCAGTTCAGCAAATGCACCATCCAGATTTGCCACTGTTGTCCTGACCGTCATAATTTCAGCTTTAACTTCACCATACTGTTCAAACTGACGCTGGACCGTCCCATGACCGGCGAGAGCATTTTCCATAATGCCTTCAAGGTTAGTATCAACTCCGTCTTTAACATTCTGGAGCGCATCTGACTTCTGTATTCCGTCATCAATGAGATCGAACAAACCGCCTGTATCCATAGAACACAGTGCCGGAACCTCGATAAAGCCGGAGGCGCCAAAGGCATTTATCGTCCTGATGTACCAGTAATAGGTATGTCCAACCTGTAGCTGATTGCTGGTCCAGGTTGTTCCCATCCCCTCGCGGCTGGCATTCGCTTCCACGGTGGCTGTTGAGGTATTGGGTAGCTTTGTTTCGCCTGACGTCCAGAAATCAAACTGCGTGGAAACACTGGTAATTGCAGCCAGACGTGGGATCAACGTGACGGCAAAGAAACCCTGCTCAATATCAACATGGGAAGGTGCTGGCGGGGCTTCGATGCTGAATTCCAGATACCCTTCCGGCGACTCTGCCCCCATCTGGTTTACAGCAATAACGTGTGCTGTGTAGGTATTTTTCGGTAATCCTGTAAGACGCGTAAACGTCCCCGGAACCTGGACGGACATGACCATCTGACCATTGCGACGAATGATCACTTTGTTGTAGACCACCTGCCCGATGTTCTGCCAGGACAAAATGCCCTGTACGACCTGACCAATTTCCTCCACGGTGTATTTCAGGTTCTGCGGCTGCGCCACGCCACCTGACGGCAACTGAGTGAATGGAGGTCGCTCGATCGGTTTACCGATGGCGTCCCCCCAGACATCTGCTGTTTCCTGCTTCAGCGTCAGTTGCACACCGTTCTGAACGCCAAACTTCCAGTCTGTTACCCGCATCTCAACATTCACGATACCGATAGACGGGAAATTCACCTTCACATACATTCCCGGGCGATAACGGTACCCGCTCAGGTTTAACGTAACGTTCATGGTTCTGGCGATGCGGGTGCGCTTTAACTTCACGTCTGCCAGACGCTGGGCCTGAAATTCAGAGGTCACAAATCGCAGCTTCATATCCTGCGATATTTCCACGCCGTCTTCCGTCACCCATTCACTGACAGACACAGAGGGGAAATCAGCTTCGGTATACCCCTGCTGCGGATCAACAAACGTCCCCTTGATGGTGTTAACGCGTTCCGCCTGAGAGACTTCCGGCATGATTTCAATATCACCGGCCAGCTGGCTCTCAGTGATCACCTCTGTCGCAGGACCATAATAAGCCCCAACCAGAAGGCCATGTTTGCCCGCGGTATACGTTACATCCCCGGCGCATGCTGCCAGCATCCCTTCCAGAATACTGACTTTGTTTTCACTGAGATCGAACTCACCGTTGATGGTATAGCGCTTCTCAACGGTATTACCTCCAGTAATCACATCCTCATCACAGATATTCGCCGCTTCCTTAAACTGATCCCAGAGAATATCGGTGTCGGGCACTTTCAGGTAATTGCGGTAATAGTCCAGGATAACCAGCGCAGCGTTATTGCTGTAACCCGTCAACCCGGTACGCGGGTCATAAATAGCCCGCCCCTGCTTTTCGACCTTGATGTTAGGGATGCCTGCCGGGAATTTTTCAGCATTGAATTTCAGACTTACACGCAGCCAGGTGCTCCCTTTCCCGATCATGTCTTCTTTCCATGACGGGCAGTGTTCCAGCATGTACGGGTCCGCCGTCTGGCGATTGGTGTGCAACTCGAAAAAGGCATGCTCAGGATAGCTACTGATAGGCTCATCACCCAGCCAGACAGTCTGTACACCGGATAACGGGTGTCCCGCCAGAGCAATGGCCAGATGCAACATTTCACCATCATCCTGTTCGCCAGCCTGCTCTTCGGAAAAGAACAGAGTGCCAGCAGATGTGGAACGACCATAAACAACGGTTTTAGCACTGGCCGCTGCGCGCAGAACCTGTTTGCGTTCAGACGTATCACGGTAGGAATTCAGCGACGGGGTCTTAGTCAGTGCCTGAGTGGCAATCTGTGCGGCGACGGTGATAACCATCGCAATGGCATACATTTCATTTGCCGCCGCCACACCTGCGGCAATGGTGGCAACAATAGGAACAGCAGCAGGCATTAACGCACCCTCCAGACACTCAGCGGTTTAACCCGCAGACTGACAAGACCAGTTTCGCCAGGAACCCATACAACGCCGGAATACACCACCCCGGCACATCGCGCTCCGGCATTTTCAACAACGGCAATATCCCCACGCTGCGCCAGTTTCACCGGCACCTCGTCGAGATAACGGGCCAGCACCTTTTCAAGCGAACCACCGCCTCGCAATATCGCCTTTTTCGCCCCATGTTCGCTGTCGTAGGTTCCGCGCCAGCCTGCCGCAAAATCCTCGCCGCACATGGCCTGAGCGCAGTCCGCCGCGAACAGGCAGCAGTCATGACTGCCCCATAAAAAAGGCCGCTTTTCAGCGGCCCTTATTACGGTAATTAATCTGTTATGCCAGTCCGGATGCTTCATGCTTCCTCACTTATAGGTAAATCCTGGTGCATCTTTTTTACTACCCCAGTAAATCGAACGTTCAGACATCTGCGCCACATACCGGAATATGCGGTCGCCGGGATAAGCAGCCTGCTGCGATTCATCGGTATAGCGATCGGGGAAAGGACGCTGCCAGTCTTCAAAAATATTACTGATGGTGTACTGCAGGGCGTTCGTCTCTCCGGCTGTCGCCCCCGTACTGGATACCCACCCTTTGAACAGGAGATCGGCAACCTGGACAACGCCGCTATCATCCATGGCCACTAGGTAAATTTCGGCGTTTCTGCCCACACAGCGCTCATTCAGCGTGGTGGCAAAGAGGGCCATATCCAGACCGGAAAGGGTCATTTTGACCTGCGTCGGGCTTGTCGTGCTGGTTTCACTGGCATCATCAACGGAGCCCATGCGCCCCATGCCGTAATAAACATAGCCGCCGAGAACCAGCGTCCCTGTACCGGAATGCACATAGACGGTGCCGGATTCAAACTGAATATTAGCGGCAATAGCAACTGTCACCCTGTCGCGGGATAACCATTCCACCATCGAGTCAGAAAAGGGGGAATACAGCATTAAAATGCCTCCTCAAGCTCCAGCGTGTAACTGGTAAAAACACCCGGCACACGGTTACCGGCACCCTGCTGGTTATCCTTCAGTTTGAAAATGCCGTAGGGTTTCGCAACCTCAATGACAGCATTAGCAGGCGGAGAACCACGCAACATCGGCGCAAATGCAATCATTGCGGTACCGTTATCCACGCTCGTTACATCGGCTGTAACCATTTTCAGCTCGTCGTTAACAGTGAAATAATCGCCCTGCCTGAGCACCACTACCCCTGGTGTCCAGCCCTTACTCTGAAGCTGAGTTCCTGTCTGATTAGCGCCATCAACAACTGGCGTTCCAGCAGGTGTTCTGCCACTTCTCCCCCAGTCACGAACTTTTACCCTGCCATACTCGCCATCGAGTGAAGCCACCAGAGCATCAATACGTCTGGATTTTTCATCTGTCAGGTTATTAAAGGTCAGGGAACAGACCCAGCGGGTGCCGGGAAAGCGTGCTGTCTGCGATGAGCCATTGAAGGGGGAACGAAAGGTTTTGGTATTACTTTCTGGTCGCCAGGTCAGCGACGCGGGACAGACATCTTCCGGCCATTCGAGTACAGCCATAGATTCTCCTGCATTATTCTGCGCACGGCGGCGCTACTGATCATTTGTCAGGATGTTACTGATTTACATACCTGGTTATGGTTGTTACTCAGCCCGTCAGTGGTGGGACATTGACGCACTCAGATTAAGGAGGGATAGCTGATTACCTCTGGATAAGGAAATAAAATGAAGTTTTACCTGTCTAAAGTGCAACTGCTACACATTGGAATGCCAGGTGATTACGAACCAGAAGCCGGGGATCCAAATGTCAGATTTACCGTTTATGGTGAGCACGGAGAAAGCATCACCAATCATATATACATTAAGGATGCGAAGAGTCGCACTCTCGTGGATCTTGAAAAAGAAGTTAATCAGTACCTCAATGGATTATATTCCGCCTCAGTCAAGTAATCGGCGTAGTGGTCCACGAGAAATAAAGTCTTGATGTATTTGTTTCATAGCCGCCTCCGCACCAGCAGTAGCGGCTTTCTCCATTGCCTGGCGTAATTTATCTGATTCGCTTACAGGGGAACTAAAACAGTTAATAACAATAACCCCTCCCCCTTTAAGATGAACAGTAATACCGCCATCTGCTAATGTAACTTTGTCGCCCCGCTCCTGAAGTCCATTATCATTAACTTTCAGTTGCTGTCGAACAGAAGCACTGAGTTCATCAATCGCACAGTTAATCTCATTATTGGCCTGGCGCATACGCAAAAGCGACTTTTCCAGCACTTCAACTCGTTCTTCTAAAGTCATAACTGTCTCCCGCCTTTCGGCTTAATGAATATTAATAGTGCATTACACGCCAAGTAGTCGCCTTGCCTGACCTCTATTAGAGAAGTCCTGAAGCAAATCCTGACGCGCCTGTTTCGCACCATCATTAGCTCCCTGTCGTGCAGCTTCCTGCATAGCCTGTTTCAGTGCAGCGTCTCCGTTACCGGAAATAGAGAAATGCTGATGAATAATCGTATCACCGCCGCCTGATGTAGCCCCCTGAGTACCAACCATGCGAACACCCAGCGAACCATCAGCTGATCGTGTCAATGGCATAATGGCTTCCGGCCCCGCCTCCCCCATAAGCCCGGCGCCTTTTGCAAAAGCAAAATATGTCGGTGTGCTAACAATGCTGTTGCTGTAAGCGCTCAGACTTTCAGAAGCATATGCGCCACCTTTCGCATTTAGCTTTATGCCTGAAGCGGCAGAGTTATAAGCGCCGGAAGGAGTGCTACCAGATGCAGCCCCAGCGCCCGCACCAAACATACCGCCGATTGAACTGAAAAAACCGCTGTTACTGGCTGAGCGCAAAGAATCCACCAGCATCGCATTGAGGATAATTTTCTGCATAGACTGAAGCACCGAACTGGCCCAATCTTCCCAGTCAACCTTATTACCGGCCAGTGCATCAGATATGTTACCCACCAGCCCGGACATTGCGTTATTCACCAGGTCAGCAGACTGAGATGCATAATCAGAAGCAGTGTCAGCCCAGTTTGCAAAACCTTCACGCATACCCGTTGTCCAGTCACTACGCTGAGCGTCAGAAGCTGAGTAGTAAGCTTCCTGATCTCGTAACCGTTCATCGAGATAACGTTTATTCAGTGCCAGTTCCTGACGGTATAGATCTTCAGAAATATCGCCTGACTGGTACTGCCGCTGCAGATCAACGTTCTTCTGCTGAAATTCCTCCCGGATGCGTAGCATTTCCTGCATACGTTCACGCATTCGGCTTCCCTGTCCATACCCGGTAAGTTCTGCCTGGTTAGATGCTCGCGCGCTGGCGTTTGAGTCAGCGAGGTTAGCTTCATACGCCGCTAATTGTTCGCGGATTTTCTGCTGGTCGATAAGTGCAGCATTCTGTAGCAAAATTTGCTTCTGCGTTTCTGTCAGCGTAGCCAGCTCGCCCTGGCTTACCTGATATTTAAGCTTTGCCAGTTCGGTATTCTGCCCAGCAAGAGCGATCTGCTCTTTCTGTTGCTTAATCAGCTTGTCATAAGTATCCGCAGTTTTTTCAGCTTCTGTTTTTCCACCTTTTGCTTTCGGCTTGTTAGCCTGATTATTTCGCCACTCCGCCAGTCCATTGTTTATCAGCTCTTGTCTGCTAGTTTGATACTGAGGATCATTTGTCAGCCCGAGATCGTCAGCAGTATATCCAAGCCGAACCCGTTCTTTAGCTTCTCCCTGTAACCTAGATAACTCCAATTCACGGCGACTCTTTGCTAGCGCATCACTCTGTTTGCTGGTCAGCTCGGTCTGAGTGATGCGGAGCGGGATGTTAGCAAGTCCCTGTCGCGCTCGAAGTAAATCATTACCTAGCCCCAGCAACCTATTGAACTCAGTATGTTGCCCATTCATGTTTACCAGAGACTGATACTCAGCATTTTGACGCCAGGCTCGCTCTTTAATGAGGTCATTGCGCCGTCTTTCGTTATCTTCAAGCGATTGCGATACTGAGCGAGATTTTTCTCTTAACTGCGCGAGTTTTTCTTCTTCGACTGCGATCTGATCGGTGACTATCGCTATTGCCCTAACAATATTCAGATCGTTTTGCTGATTTAAGGCAGGATTGTTTCTCGTCTCATTAAGTTCATTCAACCGACGATTCAGGCTGTCTACACTTTTTTCTTGCTCCGTTATCAGTCGCTTCTGTTCTTCCAACGCAGCAACTGTCTGACTACGATTACTGTCGAGTTCGGGGAGAGACATTTTTGATGTCTTCTCTTTGATTTCATCTATCTGGTTTGCATATTCTCGGGCAGACTGTCGCGCCTGTTCCTGATTTTGGTACATGGTGTACCAGGCTCCAGCCCCAAGCATCAATATTCCAGGGAGACCGCCAACCAATGAAAGCAATCCTATTGCACCACTTTTGACAAGCCCCATAACAGAAGTTGCAGAATTAAGAGCTTGCTGAGATGCAGTAACAGCACGGTTTGACTGAACCAGTGCAGCATTAGCCGTAATCATTGCGCGACGTTTGGCAATCACGTTCTGGGTTGCCGTCGCTTCTGCATTAGTATTACGGGTAAGCTCAAGTTCCATCTGAGACAGTTGATATGCCCTTTCTGCTGCAATTGCGTCTGCTGCGGCTTTTCTCTGTGACTGTGTCGCTGAACTGGCTCGTGCGGCTGCGAGCGCTATCTCATTTTTACGTGCATCGATCAGTTGTGCTGTTTGCCCACTGAGATCACCAAACATACCTCCGAGAAATCTTGCGCCACCAATAGCCGCCAATGCTCCAGCAGCGGCAGCAACAGTATTAATATTATCGGAAATGGTATTGAGAACGCCCGTTAAAGCACTTGTCGCTCCAGTTGCTTCGTTTGCCCCGCCCACCCACGCCATGAAAGCATTTTCAATTTTTGTTGTAGCTGCCGCCACTGTCTGTGGCATTGCGTTGTATTCTTCCCGAAGCGATCCGAGTTGGCTGATTAATGCCGGCACAACCTTGTCAGAAGTTAATTGCCCCTGATCGGCCATCGCTTTAAGGTCTTTTCTGGCCACCCCCATTCCCGATGCCAGCGCACGGATTACACGATCGCCATTTTCGTTGACTGAGTTAAACTCTTCACCACGAAGCACACCTTGCGCTAGTGCTTGGCTGAATTGGGTGATTACTGAGCTTGCCTCTGACGTATTTGCACCTGAAAGCTTTAGACCCGTTGAAATAGCTTCGGTTACTTTCAAAACCTCTTCTGAACTGTATCCATATTCACGCATCGAAGCGGCAGAACGAGCAAAAAGGCTGGCATTATCTGAAAATGCAGTACCAGTTCTCTGGCTAATATCCATCAGCGCACGCTGTGATTCTTTAAAATCATCAGTAGACTTAGATGCCTGCTTTAACCTTGCATTAACCGAACTCCATTCATCCGCTAAAGTTATCAGGTGTCCTGTGGCGTATGCTCCAGCAAATGCACCAGCCAGTCCCATAGCAGAAGCTTTTGCAGAATTAAGTTGGCTTGTTACTTCTGCCAGAGCACGTTGTGTTTCTCTTGAAGCCGCCGCTGCCTGACGACCGCCATTTTGCATGGTTCGGTAATAATCTTGTCCGGTGCGTGAGGCACGCGCGATCTCCGTCTGGAAAGACTGAGAGTTAGCCGAGATTTTAATTATCAGTTCGCGGAGAGTCGCCATATATCACCTATTAAAAAACCCGCCATAGGGCGGGTTGTTTTTATGAAGCTAAAACTTTGATGCTTTATTTTTCTTAATAATAGTACATTCTGTTTTTTCGTTATATGTTTCACCGGTTGCGTTACTGTAAGTTTTTCTTTGAAGCTCAAGTGTTGCTCTATTTACAGAAAAGCTCTGTTTAAAAGAAGAACTCTTCTTTGACCAAGTAACCAAATCAGCACCAAATGAAGCCTTTTCGGTAAAATTTAATCCACTACCGCTGCTTGGTGATTGAAGGGATGCTGTTCCATTATCAATATCTAAAACCACCTCTAAATCTTGTGCTCTTTTATCCAAGCCGGGACATGATAAGTTGACTGTTTTAGCGTTTAATGTAAAAAAAACACTTGAGCAGAATATACCAATAAAGATAATTATTTTTTTCATTACTATTTCCCTTTGTTAAAATTTATTAAATATTAGCAAACAGAAATTTTTAATGAAAACACTATTTCATCGCCGCCTCTAAAGCAGCCTCAAGGCTAGCAAACGGGTCTTTACCTTCATCCTGCTCATCAACCCCCCAGCGTAGAATTGCATCGTCCAGCGGTACTTTTGCCCCCTGTGATCCGTAGACGGCCGAGACGATCTGAGCAGCCTGAATATCACCGCGAATATCGCCAATAGGGCTTTGCCTGTCGAACTCAATCCACATCAGAAGCTCGTTTGCTGTCATGGTCTGCCGAAGTTCTGAGAGCGTGCGCCCCATGCGGAGCGCAAGCGCCATCAGAAACTTTACGCCGGGGGTTGCGACTTTTCCCGCGCTTCATCCGCGCTGTTGATAAGGTCAAGCGCCTGTTTTAGCAGACGTGAGTGAACGGGGCCGTAAATTTCACGTACCTGCTCTTCTTCATCGACACTGAATACCGGTTGCTTGTTGGTATCGCAAAGGACATCAATGAACAGCACGACGTCAGCACAAAGATTACGGTGTGCTTTTTCTGATACAGATACCTCGCCTTCTTCATCAGCACCAGATTTTGCAATTTCCTGCCAACGTAACCACCCTTCGCCAGAAGGTTCCCGGAGAACAACCTTCACACCGCCCCATTCAGGGACCGTAATGATTTTATGACGAAAGCCTGACATTTTAGCCAGCGCCAGTTCTTTAAGACTCTTAGCCATTTTTTATCCCTGATTAAAGAAGATGATTTACGCTACCGTTACGACGCAGGTTGCTGAGGTAACTTTTCCGGCAGGTGTGGAGGCGTCGGTAACTTCACAAACATAATCACCGGCATCACCTGCAGCAGCGTTTGCCTTGTTAAACGTTGCTGTCGTCTGTCCACTAACCGCGCTACCGCCTTTCTTCCAGACATAGGAATAAGGTGCAGTTCCCCCGGCAGCTACGACCGTCAGTGACAAAGCCGCACCAGAGGTAACGGATTTGGTGTCAGGCAGATCGGTGGTAAGGCGCAGCGCGTTATCAATTTTCGTCGGCTTACCTTTCAGGCGTAGCGAGAACGTTGCGGCCACTACGCTGTTTGTCCCTGAAGACCAGGTATGCTGACGGACTTCAGACAGGAACTGGAAGCCAATACCAGACGGGAAGACAATCCGAAAACCATACGTGGTGTCGTTATCGTAAGCATCACGCAGCGCATCCTGTGCCGGGTTAACATAAAAGTTACCGGACATAGAGATTTCTGACTGAGCGCCCAGGCCGTTGATGTTTTCCTGCTCGGTTGAGCACAGCGTGGTGACATCGATGTCCTGCTTCTGGCCGCCAGTAAACTGGACCTCTTTGATAGTGCAGTGCAAATCAAGCCAGGTTGCGGCGCCAATCGTATCCAGTGTCGCTGGCGCAGAGGTGATCTGAATTTTAGTACCCTGCGATTTTTCATAAAGTGAGGACATATTTGTCTCCTGAAAATAGAAAACCCGCCGTAGCGGGTCTGTGAGTTAATGGATTTGTCAGACAGTGACCTGAAATTCCAGCGTCGCCCGGTAATACCGGTTCTCTGGTTCATAACCAGGGGTTTTGCTTATATTGGTGGGATTGAGTGGCTTAACCACCTGAAGCGCCATCTCACAAAGATTCCGCGCCTCTTTGAGAGTCAGTGAGTAAACATCCACCTGAACCGATATCCCGGATTCGGCCTGTCCGCAAAGAACATCGGCGGTCACATCAGAAATAAGTGAAAAAATTACCCATGGTGGCGATATCGAGGGCTGACCATCATTACCCAACGGCGCAACGTAAGGATAAACCTGTCCACCGGCCAGAGGCTTCAGCAAAAGATAAAGGTTATCTTCCGTCATTTACTCAGCACCTCATCAATCGCCTGGTTCATGCGTTTCATAGCGACTCGCGTGGCCAGTTCTTCACGCGTATCAAACGCAGGACGAACAAAAGGATGTGGGGGCATATTCACTGTGCCCATTTCGACAAATCGCCAGTAAAACGCGTTGCGTCGATCGGAGGCTTTCATTGAATTATCGCTGTTACCCGTTCGCATGTTTCGACCACGAATATGAACACCGGATGAAATATCACCGCGTTTACGCGATCGCTGCGTCAGCACCACAACGTTTTTCTTCAGCTTTCCGGTTCGTTCAGGCGCTCTTACTATCACCTCGTCTTTCAGAACATCAGCACCAGCTCGAGTGGCATCACGCAGAACTTTGTTGTTTTCGGCGCGGCTCAGTAATTCAAGATCGCGGGAAATCGCTTCAAGGCCAGAAAAATCCAGACTGATATCAATCATTTTTCCGCTCCATTTTTACAGAGTATTTCCAGCCTGGTGGCTTTACTGTCGGGTATGGGAGGACCGATGATATTCAGTACCGCGCCTTTAAATGGACCTGTCAGCACTTTTAATCTTGAGGCAGCAGTCACATCACGCCGGAAACGGACCCACACCCGGATCGTTGCCTGCGCCGTTTCCGCACCCGATTGCAACTGCTCCCGGCCACTGATGCCCAGCACTTCCGCCCATATAGTCTTTCCCTCCTGCCACTCTTCAACCGGCTGGCCTGTCGTATCGCGAAAAGAAGCAAAGTTAAGGATAGTAACGCGATGGCGTAATCGACCTGCCTGCATATTCCCTCCCTACAGTGGTATGTATCGGTACGGTTGAAGCAAAGACTCAAAACCAAACGGGAAGGTGGTAACAATATTTCCGACATTGACTGGTTCTCTGTTTTCAAACCAGTGCCCAACGAGAAGCATCAATGCCAGGAGGATATCGTCAGCAATACTGAGTCCATCAGGATCAGATTCAGGTACCTTATCTTCATACAGTTTTCGGTTAATGTAATTCTCTGCCATACGCCTTGCGGCACCGTAGTAGAGCAATAACATTTCATCTTCCGTTGTATCGTCAGCATCGATCCGACACTGAGCCCTTAGCTTCTCTATCATTTCGCTCATCGTTTTACCCGGCCCGCAGCGAACTGCGGGCATAAAAAAACCGCTTACGCGGCATCAGGAGACAGCAGAAGTGTTGATTACGGCGCCTTACCCACCAGCGCTTTGATGGCCGCTGTATCTTCCAGCACGCAGTCAAAGCGATGGAAGGCCAGGAATGCGGTCTGATCATACTCCGCGTAACGCTCAACCAGACGCTTCAGGGTCATATAGGAAACACGGCGAACAATGAAGCGATTGAAATCACCCAGGAAAATAAATTTCTTACTCGCTGCCGCGGCATCAATCGCCTGATCAATTACATAGGGAATACCAAGAACAGTTGCCGGGGAACCACCAACAACATCCGGTAGCCAAAGAGGGCGCTTCTGATCATCCACCATCTCTTCAATTACCTGAAGAGTGCCGTCATTAAATGCCCAGCGGAAACTTGGACCACCGCGATATGCCGGATCGATCGCATGCTTCAGGCTGTTCATTTCCTGCCAGGTGAATACTGCGGCCGCCGCCGCAGAAACAGTCCCGGTTACTGAAGCCGCCAGCCCTTTAGGTTGCTGAGGTGTACCAGCGCCGGTACCCTGCACGAGATATTTGGCTTCACCGCGGCCAATACGCTGCGCAATACGTCCAGCCAGGTATGCTTCAATATCTACACCGCTGTCCTGCAGCAGTTCATTGGAGACGCGGATAATTTTGGATGACAGTTTTTTAGCCCCCAGAATTGCGGTGCCGAATGTCACATCCCCCTCCGTTGCTGCAGCGTTTTCTGCAAGCAGTTCCCCCTCCTCAGCTGTACCATCAGAAGTGGACCAGGTAATATCCTGACCGTTTGAAGTATTGAGGATTTGCGCAACGCTCACGATCCCGCCGTAAGCTTTCATGGCATCAATGATGGTATTTCGCATCTGGGTAGGGACCGTATAACCACCTTTATCATCAGGTGTCGTTCCCTGCGCACGAAGTTCTTTAACGGCCTGACGTTCTTCAGCAGTCAGCTCACCGAAGCCATGGCGCAGGAGACGATCGAATGCAGCAGCACGGCGCACTTCTGCCTGCATTTCAGGACTTTCCTGACGCTGGCGCTGTTCAGGCTCCTGTTCATCAACAAAAGACTGATCATGGCGGCGCAATTCCTCTTCACGAGCGATACGCTCATCAAGCGCGTCCAGTTCGGATTTTGCGGCGTTCCACTGAGTGCGCTGCTCTTCGGTCCAGGTGGTATCACCAATTTTATCGTGCAGAGCACGCATATCAGTGGCGATGGTGTTACGTTTTTGCTTCATTTCATGCAGTTTCATGGTTTTTCCTTACGCGTTAAGAAGAGTCAGCAGGCGCTCACGCGCCATTCGTTGATTAATGGCGTTATGTAGCGCACCGCTGTCGCGCGCCTCCTGCCAGGCTTTCATCGATCGGACGCCGGAATCGGCCTCCTGATATGCGGGATAGGTCACCGGACTGACATCAAACAGCCGGGAAAACTTCGATATTTCGCGAATAACTACCCCTTCGTCGTCCTCGTACCAGTGTTCGCCGTCGCGGGCGACACGAAAGGCAAAGGACGACTGATTAATGTCACCGCGAAGCATCGGAGCCAGCACCAGGTCGCGAATGGTTTGCGTATCCGGCGCGGTAATGTCGTAACGCAGACCGCGATCATCTATAGACAGTGACAACGTTCCGGCAGCGCTACGACCAAGGATAAAATTAGGGTCATGGTTAAACAGCCCGCGAACATCATCATTGAGCACATCGTCAAAAGCACCGGGTTTGATAATTTCACGAAAACCCCAGAGAGGTTCCGAGCGACTGTTAAACACCGATCCGTAACCCAGAATGCGGGTGGGCTCATCGGTGCGTTGTTCCGCGCGAACCTCCCCGCTATAGCAGCGTGTTTCACGGTCATTCATTGGTTTTTTCCTCGTCGGTTTTTGGTGCCTTAAAATCGTCTGCCGGGTTAGCCGCGTTCACGCTTACCAGCATTTCATCCAGGCCGTCTACCGGGTTCATATCTTCGAAGGCTCGTGCCTCGTTGCGGCTCATCCAGCCATCAGTGATCGCAAAGTGGTAGAACTGAGCACGCTCCTGCGGGGTTCCGCGTAGCAGGCCTGTCAGGTTAAACCGGACGTAATACCCTGCCGCCAGCTCCGCACGGGTAAACAGCCGTCGGTTAAGCTCCTGCTCCCAGTTCGTTACCCACGGCATGATCGTGTAGCGGACAAACTGAATGGCCTGCTGCGTAATGTTTGAGAAGGTGGCTTTTTCGAGATCGTTAATCATGTGTGCAGGAACATTGAATATCCCGGCAATCATGGAGCGGTTCAGTTTAGACATGTCGATGATCTGCGCATCAACAGGGGAAACAGTCAGCGCTTTGTAATCCAGCTCTGCCGGGAGAAGCATTGTTTTATTCTCCTGGCTACGCAGCGCAACAACTGCCTTTTGCCACATGCTTTTTAAACGCCCCCAACTTTCATCATTCAACTGGCTTTTTACAGAAATGATGCCGGCTGGTCGGGCATTGCCACTGAAGAAAGAACTGGTGTATGCCTGCCCGCTCATACCCATACCGATCGTCTCGGCGTGTTGCATGATCGGGCTGAGTCCCATTTTCTGGTTATTGCCCAGTGCCCTGATATGCACCATATCGTCAGGGTTTATAGCAAACGCGCCTTCTTCGTTGTAAACCCCATAGGTGTAACGACCTCCGGTGTTAAGTAGCGTGGTTTCCCACGGCATACAGCATTCCAGGCCGGAAACCTCACCACGCCGGGAACGTTTTACCCATGTATAACCATTACCCCAACCCAAAATATGACGCTGTTTTAACTCACGCCATTTATAGCTGGTCTGCCACACATTCGGTTCATCATGCACCAGGTAGAACACCGGATGATCGCGTGCTGCTTCAACCTTGTTATTGGTTTTCCTCATCACATGTAGCGGCATCTGTGCAATATTTGAGGAAATAACATAAATACAGGCGTAAACAGCCGCCAGTTTCATCGCAGTTTCGGGGCTGACAAAAACATCGCGGGCAAAAATATTGTCCGTTTCTGCTGATTCTCCCGTAATTGGGGTAGAAGGATTCTCCAGTGGTTCATTGCGAAACAGGGCATCAAGCAGCATTTTTCCCCCTCATTGCGACCACCAGCGCATAAAGCAAAAGCAAACTACCGGACATTATCAGAGATGAAGCCAGCCCGAACTTGAGATATACGCCAGCAGCGAGCGAACCGAACCCTGCAAGCCCAATAGCATCAGTCATTAATGTTTTCATAGAATTAAAAGATCTTCGTCAGGGTCGAGTGTGGACAGGAAATCAGCTTCACCACCACCGTTAACCAGCATTCTGCTCATTGCAGTAAATAGCGCAGCGGGACCATCTATTTTCGCTTCTGGCGTGGATTTGTTCGGAAAGATATTGTCGTTTTTGTCAGGCTTGACGGTGACGTTTGACATCATCCAGTTCATAACCGGATGATTGCTGTGATGAAAACGCCCGCCATAAACCAGAGACTCCACCTCTTTCATTGACTCAGAAAAGTTTCTGACCGTTTGCGGAACTTCCACCAGCGGCACCCCCTCTTCTGCCAGAGCCAGGCTAAACTGCGTTGCGCTCCAAGGGTCGAACCCGGTTTCCTTCAGGTTTTCACCACTAATCCACTCCAGAAAATCAGCTTTAATCTGCGCATGATCGATTACATCACCATCGGTCAGCTCCAGCTTCCCAAGCTCAGCCCATTTGCGATACATCTGCGCCATTTGAGCGGAACATTTTTCCAGTCGCCCTTCGGGTAACCAGAATTTAAAGTCTGCATGCGCGTGACCGTTGTCTGCCCGCCAGAGTTTTACCGCAGCACAAATATCAATCTTGTGGGCCAGATCCACACCAGCCCACATCGGGTAGGTTTTCAGCTCATGACGGGGGGCTATAAACTCACAGTTTTCCCACTTAATCATGTCCATCCAGGCTGACTCAGCGGTCACCCAGATATTCATGTGTTTGGTGAAAAAGTTTACTCTGGCGGAAACCTGTTCTTTGGCCTTCTTTGCCAGGCGTCGAAGGTCATCCCAGCGCTTACAGATACCCAGCCCGGGGTTAGCCTTTTGCCAGACTGTTTCGTCAAACGGATCATCATCCTTATCCAGCGTGAAGATAATGGCGAAAAAGGTATCATCCTTAACCGCGCCTTCCACTTCGCTGTTATAGCCACGCAGCACCTTAATGGCATAATCGCGCAGCTCGTAACAAATCCCTTCTTTGTTAAACCCGGCAGTCGTTATGCCAAACAGAAGAGACTGCAATCGTGCGCCGGTTGCAGTCTCCAGAACGTCCCAGACATCACGGGTTTTATGCGCATGAAGTTCGTCGACGATGCCACAATGGATATTGAGACCATCAAGATTGTTGGCATCAGAAGAAAGCGGTTCAAACTTGGATGCTGTCTGCTCCTGGTAGATCGCCAGTTTATTGAATTCAAACAGTCGCCCAAGTGTGGGTTTCGCTTTTTTAACCATGTTTTTCGCATCTTCAAAAACGATGCGAGCCTGATCCCGCGTAGTCGCTGCGGAATAAACCTCTGCCCCGCCCTCACCATCGGCGCCAGCCATATAAAGACCAACGCCAGAAGATAGTGTCGATTTGGCATTTTTACGGGCGACTTCGTTATATGCCGTGCGAAACCTGCGAACCATCACCGGACGGCCGCTGCCATCATTACGCAGCACAACTTCGCCTGTTTCTTCATTTACCAGGGGAATAACAAAACCGAAGATGTTGATCAGAATGAAAACATGCCAGTCCATCAGCTCAATCGGCTGGCCTGCCAGTGCTCCTTTAACATGAGGCACGAATTTATAGAAATTGAGGATGTGTTGTGCGCGGGGCTCGCTGAAATAGATGCCACGTCCTTCACCGTGCTTAAGATCATCAAGAAATCGCTGGCAGGAAAGACGGACATATTCACAGGCAATAACCTCCCCGGCAACGACGCGTTCGGCGTAACGTATGCCATCAGAAACTTTAGCCATCAATCCCTCGCTTTCATAAATTCAGCAATAAGATCAACTTCGCCCGGAGTTTTTGTACTTACCTTCGAGCGACTGGCAGGCGTCATTCCGAACTCACCAAGCATGGCTCGCAGCCTCTTCCAGGCGTCAGCTTTCATAATTGCAGCCGGGTGTGCCTTTATCATGACGTCACCAGTCTGCGTTTCAGTTCGGTACGTATACCCCTCAATCTCCAGCGTGTCGCAGTGATGTCTGTATTCGGTATACGCTTCCACAAGCAGTTCAAGGGCTCGCCCATCAAGCTGGGAGATCACACCGATGGAGTCCAACTCTTCAGCCATCCGCTTAAACCAGTACTTCCCCTGCTTGTCGAAATGCTTGGGAACTGGGGGGACCCCTTTAGGTGGTTTCGGCTCGTTATTGTTGATCGGTCGTTTGGATGGGTTACCCCTCACCAAACGCAGATGGGTAGGGGTTTTCGGCGGTCCTGACATAATCGAAAACTCCTATTAATCATCGGCTGGGGGACCCCAAAAAAAGTTTTCTAACCTGCGGCGATGTGAAGAAAGGCTAGGCGGCGGTCCTTTGGGTCCCCGGCTACAGGGATTTGACCTCCCCCTCCCCTCTACACTTGTTGATGATAATTACTATCATTTGAAGCGCTCGCGCCCCGTTTTCGAGCGGTGGCAGGGCCAGCACAGGCTTTCAAGGTTCGAATCATCATCGGTCCCCCCATGTGCCTTAGCCTTGATATGGTCAACGGTTGTGGCTGCGACAGCACGTCCAGTACGCAGGCAGTTCTGACACAGATGATTATCACGCTTCAGGATGCGGGCGCGTTTGATATCCCACTTGCTGCCGTAGCCACGCTCATGGCGACTCTTACCCTGCTGATGCTGCTGCCAGCCCTCATTGCGATGCTGCTCACAGTAGCCTGAACGGTCCGTAGTCGTGCCAGGACAACCACGTTTGCGACATGCGCGGGGTATTAAAGTTGGCATACATGCTCCGCAAAAACACCAGCCAAAGCTGGTGTTTTTTTATTCTTATGTAACTCTAAAATTTAGAGATAACATGTAGGAATGATTTGATAATTTGTAAGACTACCCAAATCGAATAGCGCCACCCAACATTTCATTTTTGATTTTTGCCCTCGAATTTATCCTCTGGCATACATCATTATTATCCTTCATCCGCTCAACCCACTTAACTACCGCATCGCAGATATCATTAGATAAATTAATAACACTTAACTGAAGCACACCGTTAAACATATTCATGTGCGCAGAAGAGTGCGTAAGTTGAATTTTTTGTAACTTAGTACTATCAGATGCCTCATGCAAAAATGCATTTCTTAAAGCCCAGTAGCTTTCATGGTCAAAGCTTACCAATGGTTTTTTTGTTTTTAAATCATCGATTAAGTATTGAGGCATTTTATCTAATTGCTCGGGAAATTTAGCCAAAAACGTCTCATAAAGATTATCTGCAAAATATTTATCCTTAAGGTTATCCTTAAACCATCTTTTTGCTCTTGGCCCGTTCCGCTCTTCAGGAGTTTCAAGTTTCCCACATATATCAGGAAGAGATAAGGCAATAAACAATGCAGCCTCATAATTTTCATCTAATAAAGATTTCCTTACTGACTCAACAAATTCAAGCATTTGCATTTACTCCCCCAGTTAATTAACTAGGGAAGAATATCATAAGCACATAATTAAAACCTGCTGTAGCTCCTAATTCATTAGGAGAAGGAGATACCCAAATCAACCAGCACAGCTTTCTTTTTCTCTATGCGGTGATCAAGCTCAGCAACAGCATGCGGGCGTATGGCCTCAAGAAAGGCATCGTCTTGATAGGTAGACTGGATTGTCACACCAAGCCCAGCACCACTTTCCAGTATGGTTTTCTGTCGCTGTAGCTCTTTCATCTCGTTATAGATGTAATGCGCGTTACTTAGGTTCTCTACGTTCACGACCTGGATCCTTCATGCAGTTAGCCTGCACTGATTTGTTGTGCGCCAATATGTCCCGCTTCGTCTGTTTATCCAGCACGGCAATATCGTGCTCAGTAAGGTAGATGATGCTTACCCAGTCACAGGCCGTGTCCGTTACTTCAGGTTTTGCGGGTAAATTTTTCGCGCAACTCACGGTCAACATCGTCATCAGGAAGATGATTAACAGTCTGCTGTACATCCCTGGCTCCTTTTGTTGTTTCTACCCGGCGTTCGGCTACCGCTTCAGTAGCTGCTGCACGTTCTTCAGTGCGCTGCAGGTCCGCTTTTGTTTCGGCGATACTGGTACCGCGAGATTTACCCAGACCAAAGGCACCTGCAATTACTGCCAGCGCGGCAACAATCAGGCCAATAATCATTTCAAGTCCCATTGTGACCTCACACCAGTGCGGCTTTAGCTTTGGCGTAACGTTCACGGCGGTCGTTAATGCCGTTCTGCCCGCCGTTAATAATCTGCGTGACGCGTTCCACATCCCCCGAATAGAGGAGACAACCGCGTAACGTGAAGTACCATGCCGCCGAACGGGCCGCGTGTCGCTCTTGCGTCAACAGTTCAGGAGTGCTGACAAGGTCAAGCTTCAGCGCCGTACCACATTTGGTGTAGTTCTCACGACCAGTGATTTGCAGCAGGCCACGACCGCGATATTTCCAGCCATCACCCTGGCTGTTATTCCCCATTCGGTCACCGTAAACCAGATTGGCTATTTGTGGCTGGTGGGCCACTTGCTTACCATCGACACGCCCCAGCATTTCGCACTGATACGGCGTCAGACGCTTACCAAAGGTTTTCTTCAGACCGTCAACCGAGTAGTTGAAGCTCTCTGCCAGAGAGGTAAAACCAGCAGATTCATGCCCAACTTGCGCAATGAACATGGCCTGATCGTTAACTGCCGTGATTCCAAACTCTTTCATTGCCGCATCAATGTGCGGAAACCAGCGCGCAGAAAGCCCGGCGCTGATACCAGCCGCCTGCTGAAATTGTGATTGGTTCATTAGTGCCTCAGATGATCAACCAGACGTGCCACGTTGCCTCTTACGGCGACCAGCACAGACAGGAAAATAATGTTGGCCCCGATAGTGGCCCACGATGAGTAAGGGTAGATACCGCACAGATACGCCAGTGGAACGGCGCTGTAGATGACCGTAAGCAGCCACGCTAATCGAGATATCCACGGTCGATGCCGGGAATCACCGCGACGGTAAAACATCAGGGTCAACACTACCCCAGCACAAAGCAATGCATTAAAAGTTGCCGATGGGTCATTTTGTACCACCTGAACCTCCCCGGCGCGTTATCAGCGCCACCAGCGAGCCGACATCCTGATTATTCAGGAACGTCAGGATTTTGACGGCTAAAGCAGAAACAATTACGGCGCCAATGGCATCCAGTGGTTTGTCACTGTAGCCAGTAACCTGAGCCAGCTTAGAACCCACCAGCCCAGAACAAAGGATCCCTGCGATATACGACACCAGAAAATATGCCAGACGGCGCGCTGCACTCAGGTCCGCTGTGGTTGCAATATAAAATACAGCTCCGGCAAACGCGCCAAACACCACGCCGTAATCGGTTCCGGACAGAAATCCATAGACGCTGGCCCCCGTCAGGACACCACCAGCCAGCCCAGTACCGGAAATCGGATCGGACATTTAGCCCCCTCTTAATTGCTGTGAGTCCTCTCAGGAATGAGGGGAAATAGGTTCAGGCTTCACGGGCTGGATTTATCAACAAAGCACGTAGCGGATGATTCCCGTGAGCCTGAATACGAAAAAGGCCACGCAAATGCGCAGCCTTTATAACGAGAGTTTTATTATTCGAAGGCACTCCATCCAACAAACCACCCACGGTTATCAGGATTTTAACGGAGTGCTTTTGGATGAGCGCTGAACCCAAAGGTCAGTATTTTTACACAGCAATTTTGCAAAAAGCAGCGCCCATTCAAAAATGGAGCGGTCAGCGGGAATCGAACCCGCATCATCAGCTTGGAAGGCTGAGGTAATAGCCATTA